AAAAGACAAAAAACGGTTTTAAAGCAAATAAAGAAGGAGATGGAAGTTTATAAGCGAACCAATATAGATCCTCGTGCATTTGTCATTTTGGACTATTGTCTCTATGACAACAAATGGACAAAGGACAAACTTATGAGGCTGTTATTTATGAATGGGCGTCATTGGAAAATCATGTTAGTTATTACTATGCAATATCCACTAGGTATTCCTCCTAATTTGAGAACAAATATTGATTATGTTTTCATATTGAGAGAGCCATACATTGCAAATAGAAAGCGCATATGGGAGAATTATGCCGGAATGTTTCCAACATTCGAGTCGTTTTGCCAAGTCATGGATCAATGTACGGAAAATTTTGAATGCTTAGTTATTGACAATAATGCCAAATCAAACAAGCTACAAGACCAAATATATTGGTACAAAGCTCAAAATCATAGTGGATTTAAATTAGGCTCAAAAGAATTTTGGGAATTATCAAAAGATATTGACAGTGGTGATGAAGAGGATATTTATGATCCGAATAGCGTACAAAAGAAAGGTGCTGGACCAAAAATCAACGTGAAGAAAAGTAAATGGTAGATTATTTACAAATAAATATTCATAAGTGAAAAAAATGGAAAATAATTTATTTTGTATTCTTATATATAATGAGTAAAAATACAAAAAATGATACCACAGATAATATTCCTATATCTACAGGCATAAATTTAGACGTAGTTGAAAAAGCATTAGTGACTGCTGGAAACGATCTAATAGATAAAACAAAAAAACAGATTAATGACGGAATAAAAAATAATGCCACTAAACCGATTGACGCTCAGAAAAAAAGACAGATTAGTCATGAAACGGGTAAATTAGATTACAAAGAAACAAAGGAATTTACTATTTTTCAAAATGAGTTACATTCCCTTATCAATAACAATTTACTCATTTTAAAAGAATGTAAAACTAGCAAGCGATTATTAGATATAAAATATAGTGATTTAGAATCTACAATAAATTATATTCAAATTTCCGTTATTGTTTTATCCACATTATCTGGTTTTTTACAATCGACCAAGAATTATTTTGATACGGCCGAATCCATTGTATCTGTATCCGGTATTTCCATATCTACCTATATTAGTCTGATTCTATCCGTTTCTAAATATTATAAATACGACGAGCAAAAAGAAAGAATACACAATTTGAGAGAGAAATATGCGAATCTACACAATAAAATCGAATATAGAATGGATGTATTAGGTCCTCATACAAAAGAAAACTTATGGGAACACCAAGACGTGGTTGAAAAGTTAGCCGAATGGTCTAAGATAAAAATAGCTATGGATGAAGAATATGTTACGCTAATAGAAACAAAACAATCTTTAACGACAGAGTTTGAATCAATCATGGATTCAAAGTCAAGAAATCAAAATTACATCAAAGATAGAGAATTAGTTTTAACTAATAGAGAGAAAGTGTTTAAAACATTGGAAAAACATACTGCCTTGGAAAAGAAAATAAAAGAAAAGGGCGTTTTAACCGATTGGAATAGTGTTATACAATTACCAGATGACGACTTAAATAATTGGGATGATCCTGTATAAATATTCGAATATATGATTTTATATACCCACTTAGTAGTCGGTGTAACTACCTATCAACCCAACACGTACTCACTTTAACATATAAATATTTATACAATATTTACATGTTATATTATACTAGACTAGACTAGACTAGACTAGACTAGACCGCCCTCGATATCCAGGTCCATCATTTACATAGCACTCAATGTGGAAAGTCCCTTATCAGTTTTATCACTTGTCACAATATTATCACCTTCAAATAATTCGGATTTTACCTCCTCCAATGTAGCATTTTCACTCATAGCGGCTTCTTGTGTGTTCATGTTAGCAACGGACACTAGATCACCGTTTTCATTGATAGTCTGCGTAAGTTTATTGCCGGATTCTAATGCCTTTTTCTTATTTTCTTCAATCGCCTTTTGCTTGGCTTCTTTTACACGTTGGTCGAATTCGTCCTTTGCCTTATCCTCATTCTTCTTTTTCTCACTCATCAACTCATTGAGTGTCTCTTCCATATATTCAACGCGCCCAGTCTTGTATGCTTCTGGATGGAATGGAACCCAAATACCCACAGGACCGACATAAACATCGTGATTAGGGTCATTCTGTCTTAGCATTTTACATCTTAATTCAGCCTCTTGTTGTGTAGGGAAAACCCCTCTTACCTTGATACCGCGAATAGATGTTTGGAATGAATGCTTCTCACCAAACTCCTTCTCTAGACGATCTTCGTGTTCATCTAAAAAATTCTTATAATCGTCCTCGATTGTAGTACTAATCAATTTTTCCTTTTCATCCTTGGAGAATTCCTGGAAATCTTTAGTTAGTTTGTCAAAGTCAATGTGATATTTATAAGATACAAAGTTTAGAAACTGTGCAAATTTCTCCATTGATTTACTGAAATCCCAATTGTTAATAAACTTCTCAAATAAAAATAAATCCTTTTGCTTTAAAATATGCTCAGGAGAAATGAAAGATAGGCATACGAATTTTTGCCCAGCCATAGGTTTGTCTTCATCTAATAAATCAACATATTTAGCATTTTCACTTCCATCCGGATTTGTCTTTAACGTAATATTACTAGGATTTACGATGGAATTAGATTGTTCATTTAATGGCTGAATTGGTTTAGAAAAACTCATTATAAGATATACTACATACAAATATTTAAGTGATTATTATTATTAATAATATATTGTTTCTGTTTTGAAATAATAATTTTTTCTTTTCAAAATATATAATAATGTTAGGCGATATGTTAGATTTAGGTGAATTAGTCAAGAGAGCCATTAAATATCTTGTTGAAGGTTTAATGGTTGCCATTGCTGCTTATGCTATTCCCAAAAGAGGTCTTAATTTAGATGAGGTTGCCCTTATTGCTTTAACGGCTGCTGCCACATTCAGTATCCTTGATACATACGTTCCCAGTTTAGCTGTTGGCGCACGCTCCGGTGCTGGTTTCGGTATTGGTGCTAATCTCGTTAAATTCCCAGGAGGATTTTAAATCTTCAAGGGTGTAAAATAGTTGTTCGATATATGTATTTATAAAATATGTAATGGTTATATGGTTACCTATTTTTATTTAGACAAAAGATTATTTTTATTATTTTGACAGTTCTGACGTTCTCTTTCTCGTCTGAATCGTTTTCTATAATCATACCGGATGCTCCATTCTCCATATGATGCGCAGTCTTCATCACAAAAGTGATACTCGCGGTTTAGTATCATTACAGTAACACAATCATCATCTTTTGTATATAATTCTGATTCACAATATTCATTATCACAAATAGCATAGCTTGTCACATATAGTAATTCATCTAATACATTTGCCATATTTTTACGATGCTCTGGATTATAACTAATAATCTCGAGTAACAATTCACGTGGGATATATATGTTATTCACATTCAGATCGATCATAATTACTTATAGTATTTGGTTAATCAATGATATTATAGTATAATGATACATAATAGCTTCAATTTTTATGAAATATAATGTACAATATGAGAAAATAAAATAATATAAATACAACATCATATATTATACTACAAAATGACGATTATAGTGGAGTATATTTGGATTGGAGGTAATAATGAATTACGCAGTAAAACGCGCGTTATAGAAGATGTAACTGTTTTTCGAAAGAATGAATGTAGTAATAGCGAGCATTGTTTAGATCGTAGCGTAGATATAAGTAAAATCGTGTTACCAGATTGGAATTATGATGGAAGTTCTACTGATCAAGCTAGTGGCAATGACTCTGAAGTCGTGATAAAACCTAGAACTATATTTAAAAATCCATTCTTTCAATTAGAAAATTCATCGCATGAACAATACTACATGGTTATATGTGACACATATTTGCCAAGTGGTTCGCCATTACCTGATAATCAACGTATCGTAGCTGATAATATTTTTAAACAAAATGTTCATGAAGAACCATGGTTTGGTCTAGAACAAGAGTACTTTTTCATCGATCCTAAAACAAATGTGCCTTTAGGATTTGAGAAAGACGGAAAACAAGGACAATATTATTGTAGTGTCGGTCATGAAAATGCGTTAGGACGTGAAATAGCAGAAGAGCATATGAAAATGTGTTTATATGCTGGTATTAAAATAAGTGGTATGAATGCAGAAGTGGCTCCTGGACAATGGGAATTCCAAGTAGGACCATGTATCGGAATTGACGCAGGAGATCATCTTTGGACAGCCAGATATATTTTACAAAGACTTGGGGAAAAGCATAAAGTAAAAATTAATTTTGAGCCGAAACCATTGAAAGGTGATTGGAATGGTTCAGGATGTCATACTAATTACAGTACCAAAAATATGAGAGAAGGAACAGAAGGCAAAACAGGACTAGAATATATTGAAGAGGCTATTGATAAATTGTCGTT